GAGCGGGTTGTCAATTTCTTCCACCTGTTCCTCAAGCACGGCAAGGGCGGTTTCGCGGGCCAGCCGTTCGATCTGCTCCCCTGGCAAGAGAAAATCACCCGTGAAGTATTCGGCTGGAAGCGGGCCGACGGGTATAGGCGCTACCGGCGCTGCTACGTCGAGGTGGCGAAAAAAATGGGCAAGTCCTCGTGGGGCGCGGGAATTGCTCTGTATTTGTTGTTTGCCGACAATGAGCCGGGCGCCGAGGTTATCTCCGCTGCCTGCGATGCCTCCCAGGCGGGCATCGTGTTCGAGATCGCCAAAGAAATGGTCGAGTCGGAGATGGACCTGCGGAAGCAGTGCGATGTCTGGCGGCGCTCCATCGTGGTGAGCAAGAGCGCCAGCAACTACAAGGTCCTGTCTGCCGATGTGAAGTCGAAGCACGGGGCGAACCTCCACGGCATTATCTTCGACGAGTTGCACACTCAGCCGACGCGGGAACTATGGGACACGCTCACCAAAGGCACCGGGGCGCGCAGGCAACCCCTCACCGTGGCCATGACGACGGCGGGATGGGACCGTAAAAGCATCTGCTGGGAAATACACGACTACGCTATCAAGGTCCGGGACGGCATCATTCAGGACGATGAGTTTCTCCCCGTGATATTCGCCGCCGACGAGAAGGACGACTGGACGTCCCCGGCGACATGGGCGAAGGCAAACCCCTCGCTCGGTGTGACTGTCCAGCCCGAATACCTGGAAGCCGAATGCCGCCGCGCCCAGGAGATGCCCGGCGAGCAGAACACCTTCAAACGCCTGTACCTGAATTTATGGACCGAGCAATCGAGTCGGTGGGTTGATACCGCCGTGTGGGATGAGGGCGGGGACGCGTTCGACGAGGATGCCCTGGAGGGACAGGCATGTTGGGCGGGGCTGGACCTTTCCAGCACCCAGGACGTAACGGCGCTGGTGCTGGACTTCCCCCAGGCCGACGGTTCCCATATCTGGCTGCCCCGCTTCTGGGTGCCCGAGGAAGGCATTATCAAACGCTCTCGCAGCGCCCGCGTACCGTATGGCCAGTGGCGAGACCAGGGGTACATTGAGGCCACCGAGGGGAACGTTGTGGACTACGACCGCATCCGGCTGGCCATCCGGGAGCTAGGCGAGCGGTACAACATCCGCGAGATAGCGATAGATCGCTGGAACTCCACGCAGCTTCAGACGCAACTCATGGGAGACGGCTTTACCGTCGTTCCCTTCGGCCAGGGCTACTTCTCAATGGCGGCCCCGTCGAAGGAGTTCGAGAAGCTCGTTGTCAGCCGGCAACTCCGGCATGGCGGGAATCCCGTGCTGCGATGGATGGCGTCGAATGTGGCGGCTGCCCAGGACCCGGCGGGCAACGTCAAGCCGGACAAAGCGCGATCTGGCGAAAAGATCGATGGCATCGTGGCGGGCATCATGGCCCTGGGCCGTGCGATGGTGAGCAAGAGCGACGGCACCTCGGTCTATGACGATCAGAAGGAGAGCCTGTATGTCTAGGTTCAACCTTGACCGCGACGACGCCCGTGTGCTCGCCCCGCTCGTGGGGCTTGCGTTAGTGGTGGTCGGCGTGTTATTACTATCCGTAGCTGCCGCATTCATTACGGCGGGCATAGGCTACCTGGCCCTGGGGGTTTACCGCAAATGGTTCTGACCGAGGCTACCTGATGGGCCTTCTGGCGCGGGCACTCGCTCCGATGGCATCTGCGTCTGACGGGCCTGGCGGCCCTCTCTCCGATTACTGGTATCAACCCCGTGGGACCCTCACCAGTTCCGGCGTGAGCGTTACCCCCGAAACAGCGCTCAACATCGCCACATGGAACGCCTGTCTACGCATCCTCTCCAACACCCTAGCCATGCTCCCCCTCGTAACCTATCGCCGGACGGCGGACGATGGCAAGGAGAGGGCAACCAATCACCCACTCTATGCCGTTCTCCACGACCGGCCCAATGCGCTTCAAACCTCATTCCAGTTCCGCCAGGGCCAGCAGCGCGACCTCGTATCGAGGGGGAATGCCTATGCCCGCATCCTGTCCGGCCCGCGCGGGACCGTAGACCAGTTAGTCCCACTGAGTCCCGACCGGATGCAGGTCGAGGCGCTGAGTAACGGACGCCGCCGCTACATCTATCACCCACCGAACGGCGGCTCACAAGAAACGTTGACGCAGGACGAGGTTTGGCATCTGATGAACATGTCCCAGGACGGCCTGATAGGCACATCGCTCATCGCCCAGGCGCGGGAATCGTTGGGCATGGCTGCCGCCGTCTCGTCGTATGGGGCTCGCGTGTTCTCCCAGGGCGCTCTACACCAAGGGACGCTCAGCCATCCTGGTACGCTGAAGCCGGAGACTCGCGAGCGGCTCCGAGAGGAACTTTATGCCCAACATTCAGGGCTGGCGAACGCACACAAGACGATGATTCTCCAAGAAGGCATGAAGTGGGAAAAAACCTCCATGACACCGGAGGACGCGCAGTGGCTTGGATCGCGGGCTTTTCAGTCCGCTGAGATAGCGGAGTGGACAGGCGTACCGCTCGAACTGCTCCAGCAGCAGGGTGGGGCATCGCGCTGGGGAACGGGCATCGAGCAACTGCTGATCGGATTTGAAACATTCACGATGAATCCGTGGTATGTTTTGTGGGAGCAATCCATCAACTCAGATCTGATAACTGCGCGCGACACGTTCTTTGCCGAGTTCAGCCGTGAGGCCCTGCTGCGGGGCGATGCCGTGAGTCGGGCGAACTTCTACAACACTATGGTCAACATGGGGTCGATGACGCGAAACCAGGTGAGGCGGCTAGAGAATTGGAACACGCTGCCCGGCCTCGATGAACCTCTGACCCCGTTGAACATGCGGCAGGGGCAGGAGGAAGAGGCGATGCCCGCCAAGCCTATCCCGCCGCCGGAGCCGCCGCCTGCTCCGCCAGTGCGCAGAGAGCGCCGAGCCGACTCCATCACGCCTCACTATCGGGCCCTGGTGCTCGACGCTGCCGCCAGGATGGTCCGGCGTGAGACACAGGCGCTGGCCAAGCTCGCCGCGAAACACGCGACGGACAGCCAGGCTTTCCATGCGGCGGCTGCTACGTTCTACGCCGACCACGCGGGGGCCATTGCCGAGGCGCTCCGCATCTCCGAGGTTGACGCTGGCGACTGGTGCTCGTGTCAACGGGCGGCCCTGGCCGAGGGCGGCCTCACGCAGATAGAACACTGGAATGAAAGTAAGCCCCGCGACCTGGCGATGATGGTCTTGGGGATGGAGGAACGCTGATGCCGATGCCGATGCCGCACAAAGACGAAGACCACGACGGCTTCATGGAGCGCTGTCACTCCGAGATGAGCAAGGAAATGCCGGAGCAGGGCCAGCGTAACGCCGTCTGCCAGAAACAGTGGGAAGAGAACCACGCTGAGGCTCGCGCCGCCATGCCCATGCCGATGCCGGACGAGGAGCACGGCGATTACATGAAGCGTTGCATGGCCGATCACGCCGAGGGCGAGTGTGAGAAGAAATGGCAGCACAAGGCCCTCAATGTGGGCCGGTTGCGGGAGGCATTCGCCGCTAGGAATCAGGGTCTCCCCAAAAGTGAAGCCATCCCGTTGCCAGAGGGCTTGCATCTCTATCCCAATGTCCTCCAGGCTGTGTACGGCCAGCCGTGGGCCATCCTGCCATCGATGTACGCGACCATCTGTAGCCTGGTGGCGTTCAGGGCCTCCGGGGGCCGGCTGACCGCTGAGGAAATCAAGGAGCGTATCGGGGCAAGCAGGGTACGCGCCGGGGCCGCTCGGTCCGGCTCCATCGCCGTGTTGCCTCTCTACGGAGTTCTGGCGCAGCACATGGACATGATGACGGCCATGTCCGGAGGGACATCCACCGACCGGGCGGGCGCTGCCATCCAGGGGGCGCTCAATGACCCGTCTATCAGTGCCATCGTCCTGGACATCGACTCGCCCGGCGGCTCGGTGTATGGCGTTCAGGAGATGCACGATCTGATCATGGGCGGGCGCGGGCGGAAGCCGATCGTGGCCGTAGCCAACAGCATGGCGGCCAGCGCCGCATACTGGATAGCCAGTGCCGCCGACGAGATTGTCGTTACACCCGGCGGCGAGGTGGGCAGCATCGGCGTTGTGGCTGCCCATGAGGACGTATCGAAACTCGAAGAGGCGATGGGCATCAAACACACCCTGGTCTCTCACGGGGACAACAAGGTTCTCGGCAACTCGTTCGAGGCGTTGTCGGACATGGCCAGGGGTGAGCTACAGAAGCGAGTTACCCAATATGGCCATATGTTCGAGGCGGCTGTCGCCAAGGGGCGCGGGGTGAGTGCGGGCCATGTGCGCTCGGAGTTCGGCCAGGGCCTGATGTTCGGCGCTGACGAGGCGGTGAAGCGTGGTCTGGCGGATACTGTGGGGACTCTCCAGAGTACGATCGAACGGCTGGCGGGCGTGAAGTCCCAGGGCGGCGCGCGGGCCGATAGCAGCATGGCAGAGATAGAGGCGCTTCAGTTCCGGCCACGGAGTTTGAGGATCAAGGCTTGACAGCGCCCCAGTAGGGGGCGTAGACTAACGGCAACCGAATTGTGGGGCCTGTGGCTGGGCTTATCCGATGATATGAACGGCTGACAGGTAACACGGAAACAAGCGTCCCCGATGGGGCG